CTCCTGCGCCACAGCCATCTCCTGCAAAAGCTCCTAATAAAACAGAAGAGTTTGTTTATGAAACAGCTCCTGAAAACAAAAAGGAATGGAAGGGAGACTTTGAAGTAGTCGACAATAGGGGCGGAAAGGCTGGATTAGAACAGAATGGAACAGATGGAAGGTGGTACGTTAGAAATAAGGTAACTGATAGAATATTACCAGCATCGACAAAGAATGAGGCATTATCTTTAATTGAAAACGCTTTTGACAATGACTTTGGTCAAGGAGAAACTTATACAAGAGAGGTAGCTCCAGAACAAGCTCCGCAGGCTGAACAACAAAATCAGCAACCTTCAAAAGGTCAATCAATATCTACAATGGATATTCCTTTGCCTTCTCTAGATGAGAATGCTCAAGTTATAGATAATGAAAGTAACAATAAGATAAAAATACTTAAATCTGCGAAAGCAGCATTGCAAACATTAAAATCTGTCCTTCCTAATTTTGACATCGTTATTCATAATGACGAAGCTAGTTATAATGAGGAGATGAAGAATGTTAACGGGATTGAAGGAAGCCGAGGTAATTTTTCTTATGACCAAAATGAAGATGGGAGCTATTCAGGTAAGATTGATATAAACCTTACAAAAGCTAATGGAAGAACAGTCGCTCACGAGGTGGCTCACGCTATATTGTTAAGAGCATTTGGTGATAATCCAGCTGTGTTTAAAAGCTTCAAAGATAAGCTTGCTAAGGCTGTAGACGGAGACACTAATAAGGAGTTGTCTGATTTTATACAACAATACAGTGAAGAAGCTTCTTATGAAGAATATGTTACTGAGTTAACAGGTATATTAGAGCAACAAGAAAAAAGCATAGCGCCAACTACAATACAAAGAATAGCTTCTGTGATTAACGAGGTTGTTTCTAATCTTACAAATGGTGCTATAACTGTATTCCAAGACACTAAGGATACAAAGGATATTATAGACTTTATGAACACTATTTCTGAGTCGATAAGACAAGGAACTGGTGTGAGCGAAGAGACTATCTCTAAAATTCAAGAAACAGCAGGAATAAACTCATTAGGTTTATCTGGAAACATAAATGCTGAAAATGCAACTCGTTCAAAAAGCTCAATTAGCTCAGGGGAAATTAAGAGATTCCCTGTAAACGAAAATGCATCTGTTATAGAGAATGTGCCTCTTTCTGAATTTAATAATAAAACAGTAAACTTAATGGAATCCGATAGAATGATTGGAGGATACATTGAGAACACTGAAGGCAATCCATTATATAAGTTTTATGGAGGAGTTTATTTCCCAATAATTACTGGTAAGTGGTGGGCTTCAAGAAATGAGTCTAAGGCAAAGTCTATTGCAGAAAGTGCAAATAAAAATAGAGATGCTGACGGATATGTTTATTCTGCACCTATGGTTGGTTCAGATAAGCAACATATGAGTAACACTGATATGCTTGCAGTTACTGTTGAATTAATGAAGTCAGATGCTAACAGCCGTTCTTCAAAAGTTAAAAAGCAAGACATTATTGACTCTTTAAATAAAGCATTTGACCGCGAAGGAGTTAAGAATAAAAAGCCTGTATTAAAAAATGTATTAAATAAGTCGAACAGTATAACAACGCTGTTTAATGAGCTTGAGTATATTTTATTCCAAGAAGGAAACAATGTTTTAGACAACAATGGTAATCCTATATTAGGCGCAGACAAGAAGCCTATATCTAACTTTTCATTTGAAGAGAGAAAAACTATTGTAGAAACATTGCTTGGAGACCCTAAAGTAAAAGAAAGAAGGTTTCCTTCAGCTGGCTCTATCACTGAAACAGCTAAAAGATTTGAAGAGCCAATTACTAGTAAGGCAGAAAATATCGGAGACCTTGTTACAGTAATGAGAACAAAGGGTGAGCTTAAATATAAGACAACTAGCCCAGATGACAGCTTCTATCACAAGTCTTATCCTGTAGAAATATATGCGGTAAATCCAGATGGAAGTCCTGCTAAGATAGAGGTTGCTATATTAGACGGAGCTTACGCAATGAAAGACGTTGTGCCTACTCTTACTCAGTCAAGTGGAAAAGAGTTTACTTGGAATGACTACTTAGATAAGCATAAAAAAGAAACTATTGCCGTTGCGCAATACAACAGAACTGCTAAATTAAGCAGCGCGTCTGGCAAGATTAGCGCTACTAAGTCTAAGTCTCAGGCTATTGATAAGGAGCTTTCTAAGGCATCAGGAACTACACAAGTTGCTACTACTGTAGGAAGTTATGCTAAGGCTGCTAATATCTTAAAGGGATTAAATGTTGGTGGCAGAATTTTAGACTATGGTGCTGGACTTGGATTGGGTACGGATGCGATGAGCGACGTTCTTACTAAGGATGTTGAGTCATATGAGATTAATCCAGAAAGATGGAAGGGTAGAAAAGAAGTTAACTATACTAAGTCGGAGGATATCAAAGGGATGTTTGACGGAATCGTTTCTTTAAACGTATTGAACGTAGTTCCAAAGGATGTCAGAGATTTCATTGTTGCCGACATTTTTGCTCACTTAAACGAAAATGGTACAGCCGTAATTAGTTCAAGAAAATTTGCTGGAGATATTGATGGCGCAAAGAACTTTGAATTAGGTCCTGAGCCTAAGAGCTACATTATTAAAAGAAAGCAAGATGGTAAAATCATTGATGTATTCCAAAAAGGTTATGACGGGAATGAGCTTGTTGAATATGTAAAAGGAATATTAGGCGATAATGCTACCGTAGAAAAGAATAATTCCTTTGGAGCCGCTGGAGTAATTATTACAAAGACAACTGGAACTAAGTCTAAGTCTCAGACATCTAATCCATATAAGATGGATACTATGTTTGAAAATCCCGATGAAATGTTCTCACATTTAGCTGACCAATTAAGCGATGAGAAGACTGCAAAGGAAATGGGATTTGTGATGAAAGGCTATCGAAATGCAAGCGAAGCAATCGCAGATAATATGATTACTAGAAGCCTTGCAAAAGGGTTAGGCGCTGGATTTGGTGGCATAAGAAAGGTCGGTAACGCGACGCTTGTTAAGGTAAACACTAAAGACAAAAATGGTAATCCTATATCTAAAGAACTGTCTTTGAATAGTGTATGGAAGGATGCTATTGGTTATACTGAGGATGCTATAAAAGGATTATTTGTTAAGGCTCAGAATTCAAATAATGTTGCCGCAAAAGAATTGCAGCATTTTACTGAGACTTTTGTTACAAACCTTACAACAAGTGAAGAGTTTCAAAAAGCGAGAAGAGAATTATTTGGAGGCAAGAATAACTCTAATAATTTACTTACTCAGATTGGCGAAAGAATGAACAATATGATAGGAAACGATACTCGTGCACTATATAGAGTTCACTCCCTTTTAGACCCTGAAGCTTTCGCAAAGGAACCACAAGAGGGATTGCCTAAGAATGTAGAAGACCTTTCATTTAATGAACTACGTTTATTTAATTACTTACGAGCTACCAATGATTTTATTCACGAGTGGCACTATAGAAATGGATTCTTAGACCAAAATACATACGAGAAAAATAAAGGGAAGTACTTTGCTCGTACATACAGACAAATAGAAGAGAAGCAATACGGAGATATATATGATGCAATAAAGAAGTCTAAGGCTGGAGCTGAATTTAATATGTTCAGAAAAAGAAAAGACTTTGATAAGATACACGATAGCTTAAGTTTATCAGACCCTATCTACATTACAATAAAAAGGATGGGAATGATGGCTCATAACAAGGCTATATTTGACTTTGCGCAAAAGGTTAGCAATGACCCTAACTATAAGTCATATAGCAAGCTTTCGGAGGTTCCAGAAAAAAATCAAAAGTATTATAAGAAATTAAACGGTAACGGCAATCCTAAGAGATTTGGGGACTTAACAAATAAGTATGTACCATTGCAGATTTATGAGCAACTGTATGGAACACAGTTTGTCACAGAATTTATGTCTAGAGTTGATGACATAAGTACTAAGTATGATAATATGTTCCTTAGACAATTTACTAAGAAGCTTAAAACTGTAGGTAGCCCATTAACAAGAGCAGCCAACGTAATTTCAGGATACTTCTTTAGTATGATGGGAGGCGTTGACCCTATTACATTATTTACTAGAAAGCCAGATGCAAGAAAGTCGTTAGATACATACGATACTTGGGCTCAAGAATTGAGTAAGGCGGGTCTTTTAGGTGGACAACTTTCTGGATTAGATATTAAAAAGGCAAGCAAAGAATCGCAAGGTCTTAATATTATCAGAGGGGTAATTGGAGATAAGGGTGCTCAAGCTTATGAGACGGTTGATAAATTGTTATCTGACACATATGGTAAGGTTGACGATATTACAAAGATTGCATATTATAGAACATTAGTTGAGAACTATGGATTAACAAAAGAGGAAGCCATAGATATGACTGCTAAACAAATGCAGAACTATAATACAGTTCCTAATGGATTCAAGCTTGCTGCTAAATTACCAATAATAGGTAATGCATTCATCAAATTTAAGCCTGACTCAATGAGGATATTGTATAACTCATTTAAGGAAAGACCTATATGGGGCGTGATGTCTGTTGCAATGATGGCTGGATTAGCACGAGCATTCTCTAAAGCTTCTGGAGAATCAGATGAAGAAAGAGAAGCGCGCGAAAATAGACCATATACTACAAAATTAAAAGTAGGAGATTTAGATGTTTCATTTGGATGGAAGATTGGTAATAATGAATACAACGTTGCTAGATATCTTTCTCCATATAGTATGTATGATAAGGGTTATAAAGGCAACTTGATTTCAGATATGTCTGAATATACTCCATTACAAGTTCAATACTTAGGAAAAGGGAATGGAGTATTTGGCTCAGGTTATATGCCTAAGTTTTCTGACCCATTATCAGGACCAATTGCTCAAGCAGCATTTAATATTGATAATAGTGGTCTTCGAATAGATGACCCAAGAGCTAGTAGATTTAACTCTCAAACAGTTTCTAGTAAACAAAGATGGTTTAACTCAGTCAATCACGTTATGCGTTCTTGGGGAACTCCATACGCTGCTTGGGCAGAATCAATGATGGATGCCTTTAATGAGAAATCTAATTACAAAGGGCAGATAAATAATCCATTAAACGCAATGTTAAGTATTGCGGTTAAGAATGAGGAGATTAATCCAGATATTTTAGTAGATAAGTATTCTAGATATTTAAATACTATGGATTATGAGGTAGGAGATATTATAAACAGCTGGAAAGCAAAAGAGAAGAAATCATTGCAAGAAATTGATAACACAAGATATCTTTATGACACAGGTAAGATAAAAAGTGAAGCTAACAAGGACGCTAGAATTAAAGAAATTCAAGATGAGTATTCTGATTTAGCAATCGAATTACAGGGTCGTATGTTGGAAATCGTTGGAGAATCACAAGAGCCTCAAGAAATGATTAAAAAATTGCAAGAATTAAAAGCAAAAACGATAAAGAAGAAATGATAAAGAAAACCGCTGGAGGCTACAAGTTAGTATCCAAAACAACTGGCAAGAACCTTGGAACTGCTAAGACTAAAGCAGGTATAGAAAAGCGTGAAAAACAAGTGAATTATTTTAAGTATCTTGCATCGAAAAAGAAGAAGTAATATGGCAAGTTTAATAGAAATGCAGAAGATGGGTGCTCAGAAGCAAGCATTCTCAAAATTAATGAGTGATTACTCACAACCTGCAGGCGAATCTGAATCAGGCGAATCGCCTCAAGAAGAGTTATTATGTGAGATGTTAGAAGCGTCGGCGCAGGCAAAAGTTTTCCATTGGCAAACTTCTTCTTTCGCAGAGCACGAGGCAATGGGTGAGTTCTACGAAGGATTCAATGACTTAATGGATAAATTCATTGAGGCATACCAAGGTTGTTATGGTCGTATTATGTTAGGTTGCGAGCTTGAGGTTAAGCCATATACAATGGACGCTCCTGTAGCATTCTTAACTTCATTTAAGGGATACATCTCTGGAGAAGCTAGAATGTTAGTAATGGGCAACACTGCTTTATTAAACATCTTAGATGAGATTAAAGCATTAACGGAGCAAACACTATACCGCTTAACTTTTAAGTAATATGAAGAATGGGTTATACGCTAATATTCTCGCTAAGCGGAAACGAATTGAAGCTGGTTCTGGAGAAAAAATGAGAACTCCTGGCACTAAGGGAGCTCCGACAGCTAAGCAATTTAAGCAAGCCGCTAAAACCGCTAAGAAGAAATGATTAACGATTCAATAAAAAACAAACTAGAAAAGTACGGTCTCTCGGGTGTTAATAAGCCCAAGAGAAGTACTCATAATGGTAAGTCTCACATTGTCTTAGCTAAAGAAGGAGACCGTGTTAAACTTATTCGCTTTGGTCAAGCAGGTGTTAAGACTAACCAAACTGCAGGTCAGCGTGAGGCGTTTAAATCTCGTCACGCAAAGAACATTGCTAAAGGAAAAATGAGTGCCGCTTATTGGGCAAACAAAGTAAAATGGTCTCCAAGTAAAACAGCATCCCCTTCTAAGAAGTGGGTTAAAGGTTCATAATATGTTATCTAATCTATCAGATTTATTATTCAGCAGGGTAGACCCTGACCCAGTTCAGTCTCAATCCTCAATGGTGGCAATGTCACCTCAGTCACAAGCTCAGGCTACATCACAAATTCCAGCTCAGGCTAAATACCTGCAGGCAGGACAACCTGTTAAGCAATTCAACGCTATGACAGCTAATATGAGCGCAGGTAATCCTACGGGAGTAACTGGAGAAGACCCGTATAAGGCTCTATTAAAAGGAGACTATACCGCATTAAATCCTAAAGACTTTGGTGGCTCATCCGAGAAAGCATTTGAAGCTGAGTCTGATATGATGAAGTTTAAGCGCTCAAGAATGAGACCAAATATCTCAGAGCCAGAACTGAATAAGATGCTCTATTTTAGAGAGCAAGCAGACGAGAAGAGAGCTGAGCTTTTAAAGTCAGGTAATCTTTCGAGAAAGCAAATTGATGAAAAAGTGTTAGCACACATCAAATCTCTTGGATATACTGGTTGATAAACCATATACAAGACAATGTCCAATATGCCAAAAAGAACTGGCATACAAAGAGTTGTCTGAAAGGAACAGGGGATTAAAAAGAAAGACTCCTTGTAGGACTTGTTCTAACCGCCTCAGAGGGCTTAATAATTACCACGAAGGTATTCCTTCAGCTTGGTATAATGGGAAGGTTAGAAGGGCAACACAGAGAGGCTACGAGTTTACAATTACAATAGAAGAAATTTGGGATATCTACATCGCGCAGGATAAAGTCTGTGCCTTGACAGGTGTCCCAATTTCGTTTAACGATACTGCGTCTCTTGACAGAATAGACAACGCAATCGGATACATTAAGAGCAATATACAGATAGTCCACAAAGACGTTAACTATATGAAGTACACCTATTCTCAGGATTACTTCATAAAAATGTGTAACTTAGTGGCTTCAAAACATAATGTTGAGCGTGATGAAGAAATCAGCTGAGTACTACAAGAAGAATCCTGAAAGCTATGCTAAAAAATTAGCGTATGATAAAAAGCATAATGCTAAACCAGAACAACGCGCTAAGAGAGCGGAACTTGTTAAGGTTAATCGCGATAGAGGTACTTATGGTAATGGCGATGGCTTAGACGCATCTCACACTAAGAAAGGTATCGTAATGAAGAAGGCATCTGTTAACAGAGCATCTAAGACAGATACTGCAGGCGACAGACGCGCGCGCGGAGGCAAGAAGTAATTACTTTGTATCTACGTCTTCATCAAACAAATCTTCTCCCTTATAATCAGGATGGTTATTCTGCATATGTTCTATGCCTTTAACCCAGTTGTAGGTAATGACCATTGCTATTGCAAATGGAATCAAAAATGTAAATAGTGCTGTCATTTTTTATCTCTTAATTGTTGTAATCTTCTTTCTAAGTCAGCTCGTTTCTCAAAGATGTGATTCTGAATTTCATCCCAGAATCTATAGCTATCCATCCTATCTTTGTTATGGTAAACCTCTCTTTTAATTTCTTCGGCAACAAATAATGCTATAGTATCTGTCTTTACGCTTGCTGGTAAATCTAATTTATAAATTCTATTCTCTAGCTCCCATAGCTCGCCGTCTTTGTATCTGTCTGTCATTTTTTCGGATGATAATAAATTTTGATTGCAAAAATTAGCCAAGCAAGAGTTAAGCTTCCCTCGTGCCATTTTTGACTATAACCCCATCTATACCAAGTAATAGCTGGTATAAATTCAACGATTACGTCTAGCTTAATAAATTGTATTTTCATTGCTTATCTGGTTTAATACTGTAAATTTTACCAACAGACTCTACAATTTTTAATAGCTGCTGTATATCTCTTTTCTGCTTGATATAGTCGATGTTATCTTTATTAAGTCGATACCATTGTTTATGCATTTTCTTAAGTATGCTCATTGTAATAACGTTGATTCGTAAATAACTTTTTTATCTAATCCTTCTTTCTTAGGCTCTTCGTATATTTCTAGCACATCTACCGCCTTAACAAAATACGCGTTAAAGGAATTATCTGCCTCAATGGAAACAAGCGCTAGGAAGTCTTTGTTTGACGGGTTAATTGTAACAGGGTCGTTAGGTTGGAACACCCAACTAATAGGATAAACTCCCATTGCAACACAAGACTTGACGTGAATCTTAATATCCCCGCAGGTTATATCTGCGTCGTAAGATTTCTTCTTAGCAGGATAGATTGCTATGTCGGGAAACGTAGCATCCTTACCATCACGTTGTAGGTAATTCCACACCGCATACTCCGCCATCTTACCTATATAAATATCTGCTATAATCTTTTTAACGTCTGACTGCTTGCGTTCAATGTACTTTTCAATGTTTGTGTTAAATACTTCTTTAGAGAACATATCCGCCAACTTCTCTTGATAGGAGTCAGGCGCGATAAGCTTTAGTTTCTTTGGTTGCATAGGATAGGATGTGAACTGTTAACTTGTAATGCTTCTTACCTAGGCTTTCATCTGGGTAAATTTGGATACCTTTGCAGAATTTTTTGGAGTCATCTACAATGTAGTGAGCTTTCTTCATAGTATCCTCTAGAATCTTAATCATAGGCACGGTATTGCTGGCGTCTAAGCGACTATTGAAGTACATTGTGATAATATACTTGTCTATCTTTTTTGTGCGCTTAGGAAGCAATTTAAGGAAGAGGTTAGCCCAGAACTCTTTCTCTTTGTTACGGAACGACCAGTGTCTGTTCGCGTACCATTTGTTAAGAGACAGGTCAACCCCTTCCCATTCTATTTGAATTGTTGCAATCTCTTCGTCTATTACCATTAGTGGATTCTTAGTGTCTTCTCTCCAACGGTTAAGTTGACGTCGAGATTAATTGGGTGACCATTGGCGGACAAGTTTCTAACCATCTTACCTAGGAGATTGAATCCTATGCCTCGTTGGTTATTTTCTAGTCCTGATATCTGCTGGACGGTATTGAATCCCGCCTCTCTAGCAAATACTGCCTGAGTCATACCCAGTTCAGTCCTAATCTCTTTTATTATGTTTATCATCTTCTTTCTCTTTGGCGAACTTAGCCTTAGCTGAGTCTATCTTTTGGCGGTGTAGGTTATAGAGTTGTTGTCCTATATTGTCCCACACCTCATTAAATGTTCTTTCCATTACGATAAGGTTACTCTGATTGATGTTGAACTTGTTTTAGCTGGAGGAAAGTACTCTACTGCCTCTCCTGTTTCTTCGTCTACCACTGTAGTCTTAGACTTAAGCGTCTTAGCGAACGCTTCGATGTCTTTAAGTCTTTTAGTCTCAGCGTCTACTTTAGCTTTTTGACTAGCCCAAGCAGATGACTCAGAAAAATCCCATCTAACACCACCTTCTACTGCCTTCACAGTTGTACCTAGTACGTCAGTTTCATTTCTGTCGTATGTTTCTAGTTCCTTAATAGCAAAGTCCTTAAGACCCTTCTCTAACTCCTCTAGCAAGAATATGTACTTTCTACATAACGCTAGGTCTTTTAGAGGTTCTCCGCCATTGTAAGCCATATCCTCAAGATATTGGCTCACAATGTTTGTCATTTCTCGTTTATCAGCGGAGACAATCGTACTTTTCTTTAGTGTTGCTAATTCGCTCATCTTAGAAAGGTAAGTCGCTTGATGTATCAAATGTAGCTACTGGTTCTTGTGGCGCAAAGATAGCCTCAGCGGTGTGGCTCTGAACCTCTTCAGCAGAAGAAGCTGAGTTTGCCTTGCGCGATTTAAAGTAGTCAACTAAGTTGTCGTAATTCTTATCAGACAATTCGCTAACAGAAGCATCAATGTTGTTTCCAATAGTGAATACAGGTACGCTATACTTAACAGAACCTTTCTTCTCATCTGATGCTGAAAGAACATTGATGTAGTTACCTAAGAACTGCTTGCGATTCTCCTTAGAGAACTCAGACCATTTCATTAAAGCCGCGCCTTTGAATGAGAAGTTAACTACTTCACCACCTAATTCAGCGTACAAGCTAACGTAATAGTCGCCTCCTGCTGAGTTAACTTTACCTTTGATATCTTGGTATAAGCCTGAAGCGATTTCGCCTCCCTTAAACGCACGAACCGATAGAGGTTCTGCCTTAGTATTCTTTACTTCATTAGAGTAAATACCTGAACCAGATGCATCGTGCCATCCCTTGATAGTAGACATCTCATCGTAGTGAATAAACTTGATAGGTAATGGGAGTTTCTTATTCTCCTTTGCCTCTTTGTCCCAGTAAGTGAAACATTTCTCATTAGAAGACCAAGAAAGGTACTTCTTAACTGGTGATTGTACTGTGTTTGCGTAAGCATCTGAACGTGCCATATTTTTATTTGTTTGGTTTAATAGTTAATAATTTCTTCAGGTTGTTCGAACTGAGTAAGGAATACTATCCGAGTAGTCATTCTACTTAATCTTCTCTGTACTTTGGACTTTAGCGCACCTCTTCTGGTGTAGCTGTTTGGGTCATTTGCGAGTACCTCAGCCTTGCTGACTACATCGCTGTATCTTGTTTTTCTCATTGTTTGATTGATTTCTTTGACAAAGATAAGTTATTGATTTTTATAAAACAAATAGTTTACAATAAAAAAAGATAGCCCGCATAACAGGCTACCTTTTCGCACACACACTTATGAAAATCAAATCAACAACTAATCTTTATTTTGTTTGCTTGGTTGGGTAACGTATTTATATGATACAAATTCCGCGCCATCGTAGAATCTAAGCTCACCTTCTGACTTAGTGTCATTCCGACGGGCTTTTAACTCTTCTTCTAACTTAATAATATCTTTCTTTAATCTTGTAAGATAGACTAATCCATCCATCAATTCTTCTCTTAAATGTTGTGCCCAGTCGGCTACGGATAGGTCTGTTCTATCCATATCAGTTCCGTACTTATTGTAACCCTTCTCGGCTCTCTCACCAAACTCTTTGATGATTTCAAATACCACGCTATCTGTAAAGATAGTAGTCTGTTCTACTTCGCTATTTTTCAACTCCATATTCTTTAAAAATTGCTGATACTCTGGTTGCACATTCTATTTTCTTGTCCTCTTCTAATAACTCTAGTCTTAATGCTATCTCGAATAGATGGTCTGCCTGCTGAGATGCGTCGACAAACTGCTCAACTACTGATATTGAATCGTTTGCATCTCCTGCCTTAATCAGTGCATCTACTTGCGACTCTAATTCTTTAACTAGCAGGTTTGTATACTGCTTGATTCTTTGGTAATGGAAGTTAGATGGAGCAACTTTTTCGTCTATAAAGTCTCTTAAAGATTGGCATTTTGCGTAGTAGCAAATCATATCCCGAATCTCTTGGTCATCCAAGGCTCTTTTCTTTTTCATTAGGTTGTTGTTTGGTTTATGTATGATTGTATAGTTCGTAGGTCAATTATACCGCCGTTGTTTCTAAAGAACTTGAAGATATTCCAAGCGGATATCCCTAGCATATGCGCCTCCTCGATAAACATCTTGCGGGCTTTTAATACCCAGAGCCACTTGCCTTCTTTGTAGAACTTATCCAGTAGCTCCTTGTTATACTTACCTGAGAAGCGTTTAATCTTCTTTCGAATCAACTCATTCAAGTATGCTTCGTTATCCCACATCTCCTTCTTGCGTAGGTAAATCTTGTTTCGTTCATTTCGTTTATGTAGGTGAAAGAATCCATTAGTTGTCATCTCAACTAGGTGTGGATATCCGCACTTCTGGCAACGGAATGTCTTGTCCAAGCATCTCCTTACAAGTCTTAACTCGTGTGGATTGTGGCATTCTCTGCAGTCTGTTCTGTGGAAATCTATTTTAGGCATTAGTCCCAGTCAGTGTCAACAAACAAGGGGGAATCTGCACCTAAACTGCCTCTTACGTTGTATTCGAAGTAGTCTATAGCGTCATCTACCGACATCCCGTCTTTAACTAGTACCTCAATACACAATGGCACTGAGTACACTAACTTCATATGTTGTTGCTCTAGTCCAATGATAGCATCATCAAATCCATCCGCTTTAATCAACTCAGTCTCGTCGTTAAAGTATTCTAGTATTTTATCTATCATAATCACATCTTAGAGGATAAGCGTCCAATAACTTCTTCTAGTATCTCCCGTGTTAGGGGTTCGTGGTCAATGTCTTTATCTTGCGAGAAGTTTGCTAACTTGTTCTTTTCAGCTAGACTTACCTTCTTAAGTAACCATTGCAACTCATCTAATCGAGTCTTGTACTCGTCGCAACGTTCTTCGCTAACGTACTTAGTTAACTTCTCGTGCTGAGCTTCTTTGAGTTTAGCCCGCATATTGTTCATACGGTCTAGTATTATTTTCTTTATCATATTATAAATCTAGTAATCTCGTATGCAGAATTTGCGCATAAGATTGCATAGTCATATACTGAATCATTAATAAATCTTCGTGCGATTTAGATAATTTCGCTCTATGAGTAGAGTTAATAAAATCTTCTAGTTTTGATATTCTCTCTGTTAACTCTGAATATTCAATTTGTAATCTTAATTCGAACTCTTCCATTTTATTATTTATTTAGTTAGTAGACAATACAGGATTCGAACCTGTGAAATGTGAGCCTTCAGTAGTATGCGACAGCTCATCCTGACTTCAATCTCTAGGTTTGCATACTTTCAGTGCGTGTTCCTCCCCCGCCTATTGTCTATAAATGCTGTCTTTCCAGCTGTCATTACTTGCGACCTTGCAGTGGCAAACCGTGTATCGAGGGTTATACGACTGAGAACCTCATTGCCAATATTTATAGTCGTATATTTAAACAAGTAAAATGCTGTCTTTCCAGCAGTCATAGAGTATGACGTCTGCTAGTTTTCCAGTTGTAAACAGCCGAAAACTAACGGTTCTCTCTAGTAGTCAGGACAGGAATCGAACCCGCACCTCATCTCTTTCGAGTGCTCTAATCCTCAAGGGTCAATTTCCTTATGACCTTTAAGCTACCTGACTATATAGCTATCCTCACACCAACTCAGATAACTATGTTTTGCTCCCTCCCTACTCACACCGAGACTTCGTGTTATTCGGTAATATGGTGACTAACTTCCTTCAACCTGACTCAAAGATAGGTAAACGTTTTTGTTAAGTCAAATTTTGAGACAAATAAATTTTAAATTCTCTTATTGCTCTATAAGATGCCTGTTGCGCACGTCCTTTGGCGTGAATTAATCTATTAAGATTAGTCTTAACCATATCAATGTCGCTATGACAAATCACACCTTGCTTATACCTTACTTCCCTAGGTTCAGTATTCTTTTCAAGGTACTTAGTAGCCCACTGGATTGCTTTTTCATAGTTTTCATTCTTTGCATTGTCTGCCATCGTACATCTACCTTATAAAAATACCATTCAAATAATCTAATATGGGGGACAACGTTATAGCGCAGTTCTCTAGGAACATCCTGATATTTCTCTGCGCGGTATATGATTCCCCCGAGTTTAAGGTAGTAACCTCTAACTCTCCTGAAGTTGTATCTCTTGAACTGCATCTCTGAATTTGCTGATAGTGGAGGCATTCGTTTTAGTCCATCCGTTATAGGACAGGTTAGCTTCAATTCTGTCGTTGACCGCTCCAAGTAATCGGTAGCGATGGTTGCCCGCTTTGTCATAAAAATTTACTTTAAGTTCGTTGTAGTCGACAATGCAAACCTCGCTTGCATCTGCTGACTTGTAGTACATTAATTTAATCTTCTTCATCTTCGTCGTAGGTTAATTGTTTAACTAAGTATTCCATATAACGCGCCTTCATAGCGACGTCTTTGTTGCCATTCCAAAACTCGGAGTAATGCTCGCGAGGGATAGCGTACCATAATCCTTCGTATCCATTGTACCAGAACACATAAGGGTAAATAAAGATTGATTTATTTTCCATAGGTTGCTTTATAATAAACTTCGCCCATATTTGATTTATAATTCCATTCAACTGCATCTATTATCTGCTCTTTCTCCATTTGTTTTGCTACTTCAATTTCCTTTTTATAAAATTCTTCATCAATTGTTTCAGAAAATAAATAAATAAGAAATTCTACTGCTGTTTGTTTATTCTCCATCATCTTCCTGTTTAGGTTTATTCCAAATCTCCATAAAATGCTCGCAAGTATTATCCTCTTTAATAGGAGTCTCTGCGAAATACGGCTGCCTCCACTTGCTTGGGGTGGCAGTAAAACGATAACACGTTTCTTTAATGGGGCAATTATCTCCCCAGCACATTGCTATATCAGGCATTGTCTTGTTGTCTATTTATGTTAAAATTATATCCAAAATAAGGTAGCTTCTGATTGTCTCCGTAGCCAAGAGTCTCTAATAAATCCTCTAGCTCTGAGTCCGATAGAGTTCCGCATTGTAATGCGTAATCCATAACAAGTGCAAGTGCCTGCATTCTTGTTATATCAATTGTTGATTTCCACCCCATTGTCTTGTGGTTTAAAGATTTTCACAAACCAATATGCCATTCTCTTAGCGCCTTCTTCTAATCCCTGATAATGATTACGTTGCATTACAAAGTAATTGTGAGCAATACTTTCCGCTTCATCACAAATGTCATCATCACTTGGTAGTTCAATAGGCGTATAATCTTGTAATAAAAAATCTGTTTTTAGCCAAGGAGAAAGCCTTGCTTCAATCATTGCGTGTTTTACTTGCTCTTCTGTATATAGTTTCATTTGCCTAAGTATTTAGCGATTCCTTTTTGCACATCTTCAAACTTCTCAGGATATAACGTAGCCATACTGAAATGACGTCGCTCGTATTCCCATAGTCTGTTGCGTCCTGTGATTACAATCATCAGGTAGTGGTTATTATCTCCACCATCTTTCAATAACATTACACTGCCCGCATCAGGAACCATATAGTAAAGATACCCAAGCTCAGTGATATACCTCTTAGTCTTGTTAAGTAGGATTAGTTTACTCCGCGTCATAGTCGTATAGTAATAAGAATCTTGATATTACATTTTCATCCATATAAACGTATTCGTTGTCAGAGAACTTAATCTCTCCGTCAAGTGATGTCATCTTGTACTTCTTAATGAACTTGATGAAATCGCCAAGGATTAACTTGGGATTAGATAGCTTCTGATTAATCAGGAACTGACTTTGTTCGCCGTGTTCGTAGCCTCTCATATAGGCATCTCTCAGGTAGATTCCGACACCTTCTTTGATGTCTTCTATCTCATTTTTTAGTATGTCTTTCATTGTTTGGTTGGGTTTTCGGTTACTAATTCGTAAGTCATTTCAAAAATGTCGGGTTTGCAAGGATAATATTCACCTTGAACTCCTCTAATAATATAATCTCCTTTAGATGCTATCATCACTCCTTCCAAAGTAGGAATTTTAAGGCATGGGCTACCTGTATCGTCGGTACCAATAATAAAATGAGAGACCTCATTAATTGAGAAAACATCTAAGCATCTGAAGTTTCCATCGTATTGTACAGCTTCAATAACTACTGGTTTCTTTCTGTATTGTGCCATTGTTTGGTTGGGTTAATTGTTTTCGTATGGGTTTTTGGTTGTTAATTGCCTCCATTTCAGGTATTTCTTATCATTCATTATGAATGATGTAAGATGCCATTCATTCTCTTTGGATATAAAATGAGAAATAAACCAAGGCTCATTGTCATTATCTCTAACCCAAACAACATCTCCGCGTTTAGGTAATTCTTCAGGTCGCTCTTGGCTGAATCCTTCAAGCGTGTATTCGGTGAAGGATAGCATTGGTGGACCTTCTGAATAAAATCTACCATCTTCAGTAAACGAACCATTGCCTAATGGGAAAGAACATCTAATAGGGAATACGATATTTTTTAAATATATATTTTCAACCACACCCCAACCTCCAAAGTAATGGCAAAAGACTTTATCTCCTTTTTTAAATATCTGTTTCATTATTTCTTGTGTTTAAACATTAACTCTATTGTTGATTGGTAATCCTTACATTCAATTACTTGATACGATTCATTCTCTTCGAACAACCACACTAAGTACAATCTACCAATCTTGATATTGGTATTCTTTTCTATGATGTACTTGTATAGGTTTAACTGAAGCGAATACAACTCGTACTCACACTCCTCTATAAAAGAGATAGGTGCTTTGAAACGCTTGCGATACTCCGACTTCATTCGTATCTGTTTGTTGGTCTTGTAGTCCCATATCTGATACTCCTGAAGTTTCTCATTATAGAACAAACAATCCACCATACCCCCTACCCCGAGTTCCGCATCCCCAATAACTAACTCCATTGTGATAGGCGTTAGGGCGGGGGAGGCGTCACGATAGAAGTCAAGGAACATCTGAACGCATACATCGTATCGCTCTTTGATATGGTCTTCGCCGAACTTATCTATTACAATTTGTGAATTGTAAGGGAATATCTTATTGAACCAGTAGTTCTCCGCGAAGTTGTGGACTAATGTTCCCTTCATCCCCGCGAACTCTCGTTTGTAATCCCAATCGGAAAGGACGTCCTCAACAGGAACACCTAACTTCTTAGCTGATTTCTCAGCCATTACCTTAGCATTAAACTCAGGCTTAAATAGCTTGAGGAATCCCGTACCTGATACTAACTCTTGCTCTCCTATGAAATACTTATGAGGCTCATCGTAGTATTTGATATGTGAAAACTTCTTAAGTTCTTGGTATATATTCATAACCTGTCGTTGTTGATTAATTTTTTTTGTATCCAAAACCAAGAATTATTGTACCACATCTTCCAATTTTTTGCATACATTTTACCTGACTTAGGGTAATAATTAAAATCTCCCCAAAAATCATTTTTAGTGTCAATGTTTAGCATAACTCCATTGAACTTAAGGGCAAATCCTTTATCCAATAAAGCATCTATTTTATTGCTCTTTAGAAATCCACTCATTTTATTTAGCCTAAACGTATTAGAGTGAAGCCTTCCCGTTCTATTGTCTGCGTACTTAGAATCATCATCTTCTAATTCCTTTATCTCTTCTCTCATTTCCATCCTGTATTCTTTGTACTCTGCAATAATAGGGAGTACATCTTCTTTAGTTTTAATTTCTATCCAAGCCATATTAAAAAGGGTCTATTTTTACATCGTTATCAAAATCAACTTCCATCTTAGATAATACAGAGTTCTTGTAGGCTGGCTCAATAGCCGTGAATCTAAACAATTCCTCCTCCTCATCAGCGATTCTATTCGTAGTCACGTCGCAGTATCTAACGATACCACCCGTCATACCATCTCTATTCTTTAGTAATATAAACTCTAGCGTGTAGTCGTTATCGGGTACTGGCAAGTTGTTAGCCCTAGCATCCGCTTGTGCATAGTAGTATGGTCTATACAATCCAATAACAACAGAGGCATCTTGCTCGATATTACCCGAACTTCTGATATCAGATAACTGAGGACGCTTGTCACTCCTACCCTCAGCACCACGCGATAACTGGCTAAGGCAAATGATTGGAATGTTTAACTTCCTTGTTAGCTTTTGTATCTTGTTGGATACAGATGATACTTGAGAGAAATCATCTTGACCTCGCATCTGATTGTCTCTAATTAATTGCATATAGTCAATTACCACAATGTCTATCTTGTTCTTACGACACTCAGTTGTCAGCACCATTGATAGGTAGTTGATATCCCGATTGTCAGAGTCATAAAAGAATATAGGCAACCGCTTAAGTTCTCTTGCGTTAGATATTCTAATCTTAGCTACGTCTTCTTGGGTGATGCGATTAGCTTTGATGTCTGAATACTTATACTCAGGGGCTTCAGATGAAATATAACGATACAATAAAGATTCCTTCGGCATCTCTAAGGATAAGAATAGCACACGTTTGCCTGACTTGGCAGATGACTTCGCAAAGTCTAAGCCGACAATAGTCTTACCCATTGATGGTCTAGCCGCCACGACAATCATTCCTTCTTGCCATCCACCTAGTGCATAGTTTAACTTACGAGAGCCAGTGTCAATACCTGAAAACTTTACGTTGCCCGCGTTGACTTCTAGCTTGTTCATTACATTGTCATAGACATCTGATAGGGAATAGATTTCTGAACTATTCGAATTTGTCTCAATTAAGGTTGACCCTTGCTCAATGATGCTCTGAAGAATTGTTACGTCTTCGTCGTGCGTTATTGCTTTATCTAATTCATTCGCAATCGACTGATAAATCCTCTTTTGCTCAAGGCTCTTTAGTTCTTGACACGCTGAGGTCAACTCAATTGTCGTCTTAGGTGTCATTGTAAGTAGCTTAGGAGGCTCATCCGCTAAGAAGCGAGAACTATCGCTAATGGGCTTAAAAATATCAAAACGAGTGTATGACTTATTGTTTAAATAAAACTCTCTCATCGTTAAGTATGCGTCTTTGTGGAGGTCATAAGTAAACGCCGTCTCACTAATAATTTTGACCGCATCCTTAACTAAGTGTGGTTTGTCTAAAAGATAGGCAATGATGTCAGCCTCTAATAGTTGGTCGTATATTCTTGCCATTTTTAAAAATTGTCTGGGATAATGATTTCGGTAATCTTGGTTGCTGATAGTGGAATTGTTAAAGGAGTTTCGCTCGGCATTTCATCCTCCCACACCCTATGAGTAAGGTATCTTTCGGGGTCTTTTCTATACTTCACCTCTCTACTAGCTATGTAACTAGGTAGCGCCTTAAATATAGCATCTACCTCCTTATCCTTTAGCTTAGCCCACTTAGCTTTTGTCTTCTCTTTACCTACCTTCTTGTTGTAGATATTCCAAAACTCTTCGAAGCGTTCAATAGAGTTATTGTTTTCTTTTTTATTAATCTCTTTATTATGTGCTACTGTGGTAGCAGAGGTATGCCCTTGTAGTAGCATAGGGGTATGCCCCTCTAGTAGCATAGGGGTTACTAGCTTTATCTCTCTAGATTCAACCTCATTGTTGCTCTTATACTTTAAAGTTCTTGTAATAAGATTAAGTGATTCAAGGTTATGTAAACACTTTCTTATTCCCGATGCAGTTAATCCTAACACGCTTGCTAGGTAGGTATTGCTTGCAAAGCAGTATCCCTCCTTAGCCGACAAACTATGAATTAATCCCATCAGATTTTTTTCTGATGCGGTCAAGTCTGTTCGCGCCAATAAATCATAAGGGATTATTATAAAATTCATATTGCCTTTGTTAACTCTTCGTTTATTGCGCTTAGGTCGCGCACCATCCCATCTACTATCTTAACTAGCTTAGGGTATGATGACATCTCAGGCGAAGCGTACTTAAACAACTGAGAATAATCTTTAATCTCTTGTTGAAGCCGTACCTTTCTGAGGTCAAGTATCGCCCGATAGCACATCAACTCTAGTTCCTCGCTTGTTGGTTGTGTGTCCATAAAAAATAAACCCCCAAACCTTGTTGCGTAGGTAAGGGGGCGGTTCAAGTTGCCTTGAATACCGAATGAGATGACCGCAACTTCACCTCATCCGATTGTACGATTCAAATGTACAACATTAGTTTTAATTAGTCAACTAATGTTAGATTATTTATATTCATTGTCGGAATCCCAATAGTCCTAAACATCTCTCGCGGGTGTGTAAAGATTAGTGTTCTAAAGTCTGGCGTTCCCTCAAGGAATACGCCAAAGTCTGATACTAATCTGTTCATTAGTCGATACTCCACAAGGTATCGCTGACCTTGGATTAGCTTGCTTGTATCTACATTGGGATTGTTTACCTCATAAATATCTTTCTTTACTCCCGATGATGTTAAATATGTTCCTACTACTTTTCTCATAATGTTATAATGTTTTAGCTATGTTTAAAATTTGTTCTTCTTGTTCTAGTGATAATCTTAAGTGATTCTTACTAATCTTTTGTAGTGCTTCAAAGAAATCTGTTGTGGCAAGCGAACTCGTGTCGGGTGCATTGAATTCAGCACCCCATTTGTTTACTTCATACTCCCAAACTTCTTCGTGTTGCTCTTGTATCTCTTTGATTAGCCTTGTTACTTCGGATGTCGTGCATTCCCGCACATACTCCCATTCGGATATCTCTACCTCTGCAGTAAATTCTGGCATCTTATTTCTTGTTTAATATGATTTCGAAATTTCCTTGTGTTACAACCACCTTGCCATCTGTTGATGTGAAGGTTACGCCGTGTCCGTATACCCTAAAGGTGTCTGCACAATATGTGCTAAACTCTGTCTTGATGGTATACTTGCCAGTTGAGCGTGATAGGTATAGCGTTGTCGCTACACCCACCAAACATACAAATCCAATAAGGATTACTACTAGTTCATTCGATAATCTTCTCATATCTCTACCTCGATTTGTTTAACCAATGTGTTGTTCTTGTAAGTCGATACATCCTTGTAGTCTGTTACGCGAGCGTTTAAGATTCCGTCGGGTGATTCGATAATGTGTACCCATACCTTGCGCGGGCGTTTCTTTAGGTAGATTTTATCTACACTAGAATTGAACGCCACATCTCCTATCCATCCGATAGCCATACCATTTCTTATAGAGGTGATTTCGAAAGGGTCTCCGTGATAATTTATGTATGCGTCATATAATCCATTAAGATACAACGCGTAATCGAATTCAATTTTTTCTTGATTTTTCATTTTTTTGTTTGGTTTTATAATACAATTAAATAATAAGCTAAGCATATAGATGCGATAATTATAATGACCTCTATTAGGTCAACGTAGGTGTTCTTAGAATTCATCTTTAGTAGTGATAGTTATTTTAACGGGTAGCGAACCTCTCACGTCTGATACGCGCAATTCAAGTTCTTGGTCGTATTCCATAATCACCTCAAAAGTTGAGTCATTTAGGACAATCATTTCCCAAAGTGGTAGTTCATCGTACTCAAGAACGATTTCGCTATCTAATCCGTTAACCCTCGCTGATACGCACATTTTATGTGTGAATGGGTTGATAATTACATTAAACTTTGTTGCCATTCTCTATAATTTCTAGGAGTTTAAGATTCTCTACATTAGCCTTGGTAATATTATCATCAAGGGATTTATGCAGTTCATACAATTCATTAATCAACACGTCGACTAAGTCGTCCGTGTACAACTTTGCTAAGTGTTCCATCTCCCGATATTCCACGGGACTAATGCGACAATCTAATATCGCATTGATAATTTTTTCGCGTTGATTACTCATTACCAATATCATTTACAAACCTTAGCATTTCGGCATATGCAATTATGTCATAAAACATTCTAAATTTCACTGGATTATCTGTGTCAGACAATTGATTAATTTTTGTAAGCAATGCTTCTTTTGCTTTCTCTGCTCCCATTAAGTCTATTAATAAATAGCAGAAATTTTTCTTTTCTCTGTTTATCATTATTTGTTGTTGTTTAGTAGCCACATTAAATGGGCTAAGTCTTCGTGATTCATATGTGTTTAGTCTAAGGAATTAATAAGAATTTCGATATCATTAATGATGCATTCCTCTACGTTGAAATCTCCGTCAACGTATTGTCTGTCATCTAATTTTGTCCGCAAGTCATCTAAGTAAGTACGGATAAGAGCTAAGGTTGCTTCGTGCTTTGTCATTTATTATAAAAGTTTAAGTAATTATTTAATTCGCCTATTGTGCCTAATATTTCTAATTCATAAGAATTATCCATATTAATAATTATATGACCCGAGTCATCAATCTTTGTCCCATATACTGATACAACGTTGACTAATTCATCTGAATCTATATAATAATTAACATCAAATACTTCTCCACAAGACAATTCAAATCCGTGCCAAAAATCACCAATATCACCGCTAGTTAAGTCAAAGTTAAATGCCTCGCCTTTAAACCATAGTGTAAGTTCCATCCTATTATAGTCAATAATCGCATAGTTTATTTTTCTATTACAGGACTCGCAAAATCCCCCCTCAAACCATAAGTCGTGTCGACCTTGGTCTTCTCCGCAATTAAAACATTGCCAAATATCTTCTGCCTTTGTCATATGATTGTTGTTTTATTCGTTAAGATTTTCAATTTAGATATCATATCCTCGCCTCCGTCAAATACTCCATTGTAGTCTAGCCAATATGCTAGTAAGTCGAAGTCTCGCATATTCATCTTTTGATTATAATGCTCTTCGTATGTCATTTGTCCAAAGTTCTGGAAATCTACCTCAGCCATATACTGAGATAGGTAGTGCTTAAGTTTATCTGATTGTGTCATAATATTATATTTCTGAGTCGTCGTTTAAAAACATTATTGATATTAATTCTGAGTTATTCTCTTCGTCGTACAAGTCCTCCTCGACGTGCCATACACGCTCTTCGTTTGAGTCTCTGTCAGTACGATAGAACACCTCTACTTTTGATAAATCGTGGGACTTATCTAGTTCTAATAGATAGGTCAATAGTTCGTTCGCTCTCATCTTTTTATTCGGTCTATGATTGTATAATATTTATCATACAAGTCGTTAAAAATATCTTGATAATAGTCTGTATAATTTGTGACGCCCGCTTCGGGGTCTTCATACAATTCGCTTTCATTAGACACCCAACTAATTAGTTCTAAATGAGCAAGTTCGCTTGCAAGTTCTAGGATATTTACCTTAACATCTTCCATAATTATTGCTCGGTTAAAATGTTGCTTGTGGAATTTGTTGTTGCCTCGGTAATTCTATTCTTGGTAGCGTAGCGTACTACCCAATCCATCTGCTTCTCTGAGATTTCGCCCATCCAAAAGAAGATGTCCATAATGTTTCTGATAGCGGGTGCTTCTTTGTCCCCCGAATTAGAATACATACGTTCCTTGCAAAAGTTTCTGATTGCCTCAGCATAGCGTGAGCGCAAGTCGTTGTTGGTTTCTAAAATTTCTCTGACATTCATAAGATTGTGCGGTTGCCTATACACCGCAAGGTCGTGATTAATATTTTCTAGTTCTATCGTAAGTAGTTAAGAGGTCTAGTACTTCTTCCTCGTCAATCAATGAAATTACTTGCTTATCGTATTTAAAATCCTCTACGGGCGAATTTGCATAGTAATATTGGTCGAAATTAATTAAGCTAAAACTATGATATGCGCCATCGCAATCAGGCTCATAACTCCAAGTTAAAAATCCGTATCGCATCTCTTCGCTAGAATATACTTCTTTCATCTTGACAAAATAGAACTCATCACCACTTGATGTCGACGTAACCATCGTGTCAGTAAATTGAACAATGCATCCCTCTATAATTATGGGGACAAATAAGTCTTGTTGATGGTCGTTGATATTCCAATTTTGTAAGCACTCTTCATTTAATACGCCTGTTATTGGGGGATTTGATATTGAGATTCTCATAATAGTTAGCGGTTGCCTATACACCGCAAGGTCGTGATAGTGGAATTACTTTGATAAGATTAACTCTACCGCTTCGTGAGCCTTGGTAGATGCACTCATAATTAACTTAGGGTCAGACTTCAATTTGCTAATCCATCCGTTGATGTATGCTTGCGAATTCTTGACATCGTCAACGATTGCTTGAATGCCCGTGATAGCCTCTAAATATAGCGCGCCTAACTCAGCTACCAACTCCTCCTTAGAATACTCGTCAGAGCCAAAGTTTGCCGTCTTGTCTAAGCGATTAAGTCTAGACTCGTGACCCGTAGAGTGGATAGCTTCGTGAAAGAATACCTTGTAGTAATCCCCGTTCGATTTCCATTGCTCCGTTGTCTTTGCGGGCATATGGATGTAGTCACCGCTAGGCGAATAGTAAGCGCGACCTTGTCCGCTATGCTTAAGGGTTACCTCCTTTGTCCAAGCCTCTAGGATAGCCTCAGCGTTTGCGTCCGCCTCTAGTTCTGTTACCTCGATAGGTTGCGAAGGCGTGTCGATGGGCAGGCTCGTCTGAGAGATAGAGAACACCTTGAATGTCTGTAGGTAGAACGTTTTCTTAGCATCTTTTTGTAGGTGTGCGGGTACTTTTTCTAGCTTATCGAAATACTGAACTTTACCCGCTATCTCTACCGCAAAGTTGACCTTCCAAAGGTATACATCCGTAGACTTCTCGCCCTTGTTAACTCGCCCATCTAGCTTGCTCACTTGAGCGAAGGTGAACCACTTATTAACCCACCCCTTATCGATTGCCTTGGCTGATAGGATGAACTGATTAATACCCTTGTAAGGCGCTCCATTTGAGCGTAACGCGCTCCATTGATTGGTTACGCTATCCTTGAAAGGTTTAAACCATTGCAAGCCTTTAGATTGTAAGCCTGCGATAATAGTGTCGTTGATTTGGTCGATTAATTCTGCTTGAGTTGCCATAAGATTTGTGTGCTAAAGTTGAGCGTGATAGATTAAAGTAATGGTAAAAGGAATGCGCATAAGGTTGCGATTACTAAAGCGGTGATTAACTCACCCTTGTCTTGTGATGCCTCTTCCCCTAGGAAGAAGACAACTACTTTGTTGAAGGTCTTCATTATTCCTCTGATTGGATGTGTGCTACAATACAAGAAGCAATACCACTAAGAAAAAAGCCTCCAAATATATAGGCTAAACGACCATTCTCGGTAGCGTGTGCCATAACTGCTATGTCCCAAGAAACGAATGCGCAGATAGCGTAAAGACCTAGGAATGTACTGATGATTACAATGATAAATGGTTTCATAAAAATTAGAATAAGATGTGAATGATTTGAATTAAAGCACTAGCCACCATATAGATAGCTAGTGCGAAGAATGATGAGATTAAGAATTTCATATTATAATACGTTTTTCGTTCTATTGGCTATTTTGCTCCAATAATCAGTGCCTTCTTCAGTTCTGCTCCAAGAAAAAGCGCAACCCATTAACATATTAAAATCATCGAATCTGTTAATGAATGTATCGATTGCTTCAAAGTTTTCTTTTTCGAATGCCTTTTCGAATTTTATCCACTCTTCAACGTTCATTCTCAACGCGTAATCTTTCTTTAATACTGCGTCAAATAGAGGTGAAGATGTAGCTACATAATTTGAAATGATTTCATCGTCAGAATCAGGAAGGATTTTCTTACCCCTCGTGATGTCAACAAACTCAATCTCCTTAAGGAATGTTAGCTTAACCTTGTAGCCATCAACCTCGCCTACTAAATCAAGATATTGTGAGCATTTATCGCTAGATAATCTTGCGTCAAATTCGATGCCTAGTGTCGGCATAATTTGAGAGAATATCTTACCACCATTACCCTTGTTAAGGTGTAAGAACGCCTCCACTTCTTCAAAGCGATTGATACCTAATGAAATCACCGCTTCATCAGATGGGTTGAACTTTTGAACAAACTTTACTAGGTTTTTTGCTGATTGTAACATAAGTAATTAACAAGCCTGTTGACCTACACAGGAAGGGAAAGTTGAAAATTAAAAGAATCTAGCAGGGGAATCGAACCCCTGCCTGCTCCAAGCTAGATTAGAATGATGGGTCACGATACTTATCAATTGACCCGAATAAAATAGACACCTTGTGGTAGCGCTTAATCATTTTTGTGATACCTGCCACCAAGTTAAGTCTGCAGTCCTCATTGAACAAGTTATTGATACCCATCGCTTTCGCCTCATCGTCTGCGTTAGACCCGAACCAATACTTGCCCTTGTCGTGGAATTTTTCGTTCATCATACGCTCAAACTTAGGCTCATATTTGATGTGATTTTCTACCTGACACCAAGCGCCTTTATGCCAAACTATTTCTTGGTAGCAATCTTCTCTGTAGCCTTGATACTCGTACCGCTCATCACCATATCCTGTTCCTGTATACTTCATAATCGCAGGGTTGATGTGACACTTCGTACCGCAGTCAGAAACCCAAGTGACTTGGTATGCATCGCGGTCAGAATACATCAGGATTGTTGCCCCCTTGCCTACTACAGGTACGCTTGAGTTGTTGCCCATTAACTGATTGAAAAATCCACCCGCTACACCTACTTTTCTTGTTTGTTTGAATGTTGTCATTTTGTTTTCAAGCCTGTTGACCTACACAGGAAGGGAAAGTTAGAAATTGATTTGATTTGGTGACTAGGAGAGGTTGCGAGCCTCTGCCACATCCCTTACGCTTGGGCTAGTCATTTGATTACATTAACACCCGTCTCACTGAGTGTGTCGCAATGGGGTCTCTCGAACCTCGCACCATTGAAGGTGTCACACTGCTTATTCCATTATGTCAAAGAACGCGGGCTTCGATGCCCTCTTGTTCTGCCCTCGCATTGGGGCGAAGCCGATTGGCTCATTAAAATTCTCAGGACTGAGTGGTGTGCCTCGTTTGGCGAACCGATGGGCAATTATAATACTTTAATGAAATACGAGTCAAGACTTACCCCCAATATTTCCTCGTAAAGTACAATGGTTTCTAGGAATCGCGCAGATTTATTTTTCAAAAATGCCCAAAAATGGCAAAAAATGATGAAAAAAAGTTTTTTTTAACAGGTAATATATTGCCGATAAAACACCCAAAAAACCCCTATTTTCAGCATTATATTACCGATATAATACGCCATCAAATACCCCCATTTTGCGCCTGTTGCATTATCTCGCTCTAGGCTTATAGAATGGACATCTGAAAGAGAAAATGTCTTAAATCAAAGATTTGACCCCTTAAATTGAATGCTAGTAAAATGGGAGGTTTTTCTCTAGGAGTCAGTCGCAAGGGGATAACTCACCTCATCCAAACCCGCGCCCGTTCACCCTGTTTCCGCATTATATCCTGTTGTCGATGTTCTGTTCTGCGGGGTTTCCCTTCCTTGGTGTGACTGCTTGTGCATTCCTCCCTACTATAGGAATAGATAGGTAACATATTACCGATGCTAACAGGGATACTATGGGTAAGGTAACCTTTGGAAACCTATACTATAAGAATGACTCTCTGCGACCCTATTTTTGGATTTCTAATTCAGCAAAATGACCCCACCCGCTTCAAAAAAGGCGTTTGTCGCTTGACTCGCTGACCCCGCCGCTGATATATATAACCCTCTACAAACAACTACGCGCTGCATAAAATTGACAATATGGTAATATCTATCTATCTTTACCTTTACAAACCAAACAAACATTATTAATGCTTACTTACGATATTAAGAAATCGCCACCAAACACGGTTGTGATTGAGGTCGGTGCTACAATGGATGACACTGTTGAATACGGTAATTTAAAGCTCCACATAGACCCAGAATTTAATCCTACACATTACGCTAGAATTTATGGTCGTGTAATAGCTGTACCAGACGGAAAGGCTTACAACGAAGAAGGTGCTGAGATAGAGAAAGACGTGCAGGTAGGTGACCTTGTATACTTCCATTACTTAACTACATCTGATGAAACGAACTGTATCTACGGGAACTATTATAAAGTACCTTATTATTGGGTATTTTGTGTCGTTAGGAGTGGTAATATATTGCCTGTTGGCGGCTGGACTTTGTGTGAAACGGTGGTTGAAGAAGAGTTTAATCACGTTGAAGTTAATGGTCAAAAGATTGAAGCTATAACATCAGCGTCAGGACTAGTAATTGGTATCAACAAGAAGCCATCAACTAAGTTTGCTAGACTTTCACATATTGGTAAACCGTTAGTAGGGGAAAATGAGTTGGAGGTAAGCACTGGCTCATTGGTTTTGTTGAACAAAAACTCAAATTTTGTAAACAAGATTGAAGGCAAAGAGTACTATACAGTGCGTCAAAGCGACATTTTATCTACAAAATACTAGGTACCCTATGCTACTGTAGGGGCAGGGGGTATGCTACTCTGGTAGCAGGGGGTATGCTACTACAGGGGCAGGGGTATGCTACTACAGTAGCAGTATAATATATAGTATAATAAATAGATTTAATAAATACTATTTTGCGGAGCCTAAAGGCTATCCAATATTGCAACAAAAAGAAGAAGCTTGCTTCTCTTAATTGATACAAAAAGAAAAAAGGTTGGGACGCCGCGCCGCCCGCCAAGATATTATGGCATTATTCAACAAAGAAGATTTCGCAGACTTAGCAATACCTATCTATGATAGCAACCTTGCAAAAAATCCAATTATCAAACAGGTATTTGGGAACGTACCCGCTTCGGAAATCCCGATTCTTATTTACGTTGCACTGATATACGACCAGAAGAGTCCACTGCGATTAAAGATATCTAATATACAGGAGCGTAAGGAGGAGGCTGCTGAGATGGCTGGCATCAATTGGGATGCATCTGATATCTTTGATTTAAAGGACAATAGTATCCTTGCCTATATAAACTCCTACCTACGCTATCAATCGTCTAAGGTGTGGTCAATACTAGCCGCTAACGAGGAGGTATTGTGGCAGTATCAAGGCGAGTTGCTATCTCCTATCACAGCATACAAGACTGATAAGGATAAACTGCAAGCGCTTGAGATTAAGTCGAAGCTAATGGCTGAGTGCGATGCCATCATTAAACGTATTGAAGCTTACGAAGACAAACTCTTTGGCGACACTAAAGAGAAGAAGAGTGAGATTCTAAACCTAACGCCCGAAGCAATAGCAAATGTATAGAAAGCATCCTAAAGGAAAAGACTACGAGATAAACGGTATAACGGTTAACATCCCGCCAAATGGTTACGTCTATAACATTATAACTAACCAATGGGAGAAACGCGAGATAATGTCTCGCTCTGTTAAGAAGGACTACCAATACTGGGAAAGACCAGAACCTCCTAAAGACTACGAGACAAAGCGCAAGAAAGAGATTGCTACCCAGAAGACTAATCCTGGATACTTCAATCCTGAGCTACAGGAATACCGCAACCAAGAATGGGACAGACGCCTTAACGGATTCTGGTTTTATAACAACGGTCACGCGACATATATTACTGGTCTACACTATTTTTATTTAGTGCACTGGAAACTTGACGTGGGCTATCCATCCTTCAGGATGACAGATAGGGACTTCTTTATGTTCCTGGAGTACTGCGTACAAGACCCTAACTGCCTGGGAATGGTTGAGGTTACTAAACGTCGTCAGGGAAAGACTATGCGAGCAGGTGCTTTCTTATTCGAGTTAACATCTCGAAGCAAGAACAAGAATGCAGGTATTCAATCAAAGACATTTGAGGACGCAAAAGAGAACGTATTTGCTAAGGGCGTTATTATGCCATTCAAGTACTTGCCCGACTTCTTTGTCCCTATATACGATACTGAAAAGGGTATGACCCCTAAAGGAGAACTAAGATTTTTCAAAACAAATAAACGAGGTGCAACTGACGACATTTTTGCTGAAAAGATTGAGCTTGAATCATCTATTACTTTTAAATCGGCTGATAAGTTTGCTTATGACGGTATGAAGCTACATCGCTACCTAGGCGATGAGGCAGGTAAGACTAAGAACGTGGACGTCTACGATAGACATCAGGTCTTGCAGTTCTGTCTTCAACAAGAAGAGAACATTATCGGTAAGGCACTATACACCACCACCGTCGAGGAAATGGAGGATGGCGGCGAGTCATTCAAGATGTTATGGGACGCATCTAACCAGAATGAGAAGAATGCCAACGGCAGAACTCGCTCAGGATTATACCAATACTTTATGCCTGCTTATAAGACGTTGTTTTACGACAAGTTTGGTCAAGCCGACGAAGAGAAGGCAAAAGAATTCTATATGGCAGAACGTGCTGCTTTGGAGTCAGACCCTCGCGCATTAGCTTCCTTTATCCGTAAGAACCCTTTTACTATTGGGGAGGCATTCTTTAGCGAAGCAGACACTTGTTTGTACGATGCAATGGCATTAAACAGACAGATGGAATCCATATCGTGGATTGCTGAAAAAGATTTATATTTGCGTGGAGAATTTGTTTGGGAAAAAGCAGAGCGTGACAGTAGGGTTGTCTTTAACGAGACATCCAATGGAAAGTTCTTAGTTCATAAGAAACTTAACATCTACGACTACGCTAACTTTAACCAAGTAGAGGAGTACGGTACTAAGAAGGTACCTAAGCAAGGAAAGAAGTACGCAATAGCAGTTGACCCCTTCGACCATAGCATTACGACAAGTAAGGAGCGGTCAGATGGTGCGTGTTATGTGTACAGAAGATATGATGCGCTAGATGAGTTTAGCGAGACGTTCTTAGTTGAGTATCTTAACAGACCTGAGAAGGCTGAGATATTCTACGAGGATATGATTAAGCTTTGTCACTTCTTTGGATGCGAGATACTGTCCGAGGATAACAAGGTTGGATTGATTAAGTACTTTGAGTACAGGGGCTATGAGAAATTTTTAGTAAAATTACCTGGCGCGACGAAGTATGGAATCTCTGCAACAGTTAAGACTCACCAGCAGATTGCAGAAGTGACAGAAAGTTATATTACAGAGAACGTAGAAAAGGTTATCTTTATGCGATTATTGCAAGACTGGTTAAAGTTTGATATTAACAAGACAACCAAGTTTGATGCCGCGATGGCATCTGGTTACACGTTAATACAGGCTAACAAGTCTAAGTTTAGTGAAAGAGTAGAGCAAAAACAGAAAATATACGATATAAGGGAGATATTCCCATTTTAAGCTATGATGGAAAAAGATGTACCAAAGAATATGGACTTTCCAAGTCACTTAGTAGAAAACGAAAAGAAGGACAAGAATTGGATTGCACAATACATTAAAGCCGCTTGGCGAGATTTTGGAACCTATTATCCTAACCAGTTATACAACGGACGTGAAAATTATCACGAGATTAAGTTGTATATGCTTGGTAAACAATCAGTTAGCCGTTATAAGAAGTTAGTTAATCCATCTTCCACTGCTAATGAAGACCAATCAACAGCCAACATAAGCTGGGACATCTTACCTATTATCCCTAAGTTCCGTCGTATTGCACTTGCTACATTAATGAAGTCTGACTTCAATATCTCTGTAGATGCGATTGACCCAATTGCTCAAGACGACAAGAATAAATTCTACGCAGATAACGCTGCTAAGTTAATCCTTAAAGAAGAGTTTGAGAAACAAGGTGTTGACCCTGAGTTAATCCCTAACGCTGATATCGACGCGGCAACATTACAAGAGCTTGATATGTATATGAACTATTCATATAAGCATAGAATGGCTATTGAGATGGAGCAGGCGATTGACTTAGTGTTGAATATGAACAATTTTAATCAAGAGCGCGCGTTAGTTATCGAAGACCTTCACGACTTTGGTATTGCAGGATACAAAGAATACTTTGACGCTGCTGGCAACATTAAGATTCGTCGCATTAATCCTTCTAATATGGTTATGTCTTATACGACTAATCCATCATTCAAGGACGTTCAGTATATGGGGGAGGTTGTGGAGATGACAATCTCTGACTTAAAAGAGTTAGCTGGAGACCAGATTACTGCAGAACAATACGAGCAGATTGCTGAGAAGTACACTAACAAGATGGGTAACCCTACGCTTGTTAAGAACACAGGCTTTAATCAAACTAAAAACTACGACGGATTCCGTATCTCAGTGTTAGATATTGAGTTCTACTCTGTTAACAGTATGATTCTTGAGGAGCGCGTTAACTCAAAAGGTAACGTCGTTGTAGGTAGAGCTGCTAAAGCAAAACCAGGTCGCAAAGATAAGAAATATTCTAAGACTGACTATAAGGTTGTTTACCAAGGTAAGTGGATTGTAGACAGCGATATCTTCTTTGACTGCAAGCTTGCTACAAATATGAAGCGCGCTAAGTCAGACTTGACTAATACTACGCTTTCTTACCACGTTGTGGCGCCTAATATCTATCAGATGGTTACTTATTCATTAGGTAGCCAAATGAAAGCCATTGCTGACCAGATTCAGATGGCGTGGTACAAGCTACAGAACGTGATGTTACGCGCACGTCCGCGCGGTATTATGATTGAGATTGGTGCATTAGAGAATGTCCCTATTGGTAAAGGTGGAAAGGCGTTAACACCTATGCAGATTGTTGACTTATACAATCAAACGGGTAACTTGGTTTATCGTCGTCTATCTGATGAGGGAACAGCTAGTAACTACAAGCCTATTGAAGAACTTGATAATGGTATTGGTAACGAGGCAACTCAGTACTTTGGAATCATTACAAATAACATCCAATTACTTCGCGACATTTTAGGATTTAATGAGATTACAGATGGTTCAACACCTGACCCACGTACATTAAATGGTGTGGCGAAGTATGCATCTGAATCAACTAACAACTCATTAGACTTTATTAAGCGCGCTGAACGCGAGTTATTAGAAAAGTTGTGCTACAACTTAACACTTCGTATTCAAGATTCTGCTGAAAACGGAACAATCGAAGGATACATCAGAGCTTTGGGTAGCTCATCAGTACAATTCTTCAAGTTAGACCCTAACACAAGCGCTCACGAGTGCGGATTGGTAATTACACAGAAGCCAACTGAGTTTGAGAAAGAAAAATTAGCTCAAAGAGTTAATATGGCTATCCAATCTGGACAGATTACTTTAGCTGACGCTATTATGCTTGAGAACCTTGAGAACTTAAAGTATGCTGAGGTAATGCTTGCATACAAGATTAAGCAGAACGAGGAGGAGAAGCAGAAACGTGCTATGGAGCAGCAGCAGATGAATGGTCAGATTCAACAACAATCCGCTCAAGCTGCAGAGGCTGCTAAGCAACAGACTCTTCAGATGGAAATTGAACTTAAGTCTCAATATCTACAGCTTGAAAAACAATTAGAGTCTCAATTATTAGCTATGAAGCTACAAAACGAGGCAATGATTGAGCAAGGTAAGCTTGAGGGCAAGATTAACACGGCTAAGATTGAAGCAGATAGCCGAGAATACATTGCCCAGATTAAGAAGAGCGAAAAGGAGCTTGGAAGTAAACAGAAATAGTTTATACATTTGCATAACCAAACAAAAAATATAATATGGCAGAGCCAATTAACCTAGACGAATTATTGTCTAAAGACGAACCAATTGAGACAACAGAAGAAACTACAGCAGCTTCCGAAGAAACTTCTAGCGCAGATGATAGCACTGAAGACCAAGGAGTTGATGTTTCTAATGAAGATAATGAGCCTCAAAACGTTGAGGATTCAGTAGAAAATACGACGCAAACGGAAGATACTGACGGATATGCAGAAGAAACTGTTATTCAACAACCTGATACGACTCAGGAAACTACAGAAGATTCTACTCCAGAAGAGAAACCAGTTGCGAAGTATCAATTTAAAGACCCGTTCATTGAGAAAGCTGTGCAGTACTACGAGACGTATGGTACACTACAGCCCTTCTTAAGAGCAACCGAAGTCGACTACACAGAAATGTCTGACCTAGAGGTACTTAAGGTTAAATTCGATGCAGAAAATGCAGACCTTGGTCCAAAAGCAAGACAGAAACTGTTTGACAAGGAGCTAGAAAAATACGGGTTAGATTCTTATGATGAGGAAGACAAGGAAGTCGGAGAAGCTTTGTTAAAGCGAGATGCACAAAAGCTAAGAAAGACTTTTATTGAGGAGCAACAACAGTTCCTTAACAATGTTCAATCACCACAGGCGTCAACAGGTCCTTCGCAAGAAGAGCTTGCTGCTCAACAAGAACAGAGCAGAAAAATTATTAGTGAAGGAGTATCCGCTGTTATTAAAGATAACATCATTAAAGTGGGAGCTAACGGAGAAGGTATTAATTACCAGATTCAAGACCCTAATGTTGTTGTTGACTATGCAATGGACTCAAACAAGTTCCTTTCTATCTTTGCAAAAGACGGAAGTGTTGACTGGGATAAGTGGACAAAAACAGTTGCATTCGCACAGAATCCAACTCAATTTATAAGCGAATTAATTAAACACGGAAAGTCTTTAGGACGCAAGGCTATGGAAGCGGAGCTAAAGAACGTTGTACCTCCGACGATTAACAAGACGGTTGTTGAGTCTAACAGTATTGAGAGACCATCAGATGACCCAATTGCATTCTTACAAGGTATGACTATTACTAAAAAATAGTGTTTAACAATTAAATTATTTAAAAAATGGCTATTGGAGCAGGTAACATCGACAGAACATTCTTGTCGACTGTATCATTCACAAACACGTTAGAGCAACGTGAAATTTTAAAGGACGTATTAGACATCTATGATGAGGAAGCGTCTATGTTGGACGTATTAGATTGGACAGGTAAGTCAAAAGCTACTGCTCAAACTGAATACTTTACAGTACAAAACAACTTCTTGTATGCTACTGCTACAGTTAAAACTCCAGGTACTTCTGCGGGTTCAGCTGGTGCATCAGTAGATATCACTTGCGTTGGCGCAACTTCTGTTAAGCCTTTAGTAGGTGAATTGATTTTGTTCTCTAACGGTGTTGTAGGTTATGTATCAGCTATTTCTTCTGCTACTGACTTCGTATTAACTGTTAAGCCAGTTAACTCTGCAGATGTTATTCCTGCTGCTACAACTGGTTCTAAGTTATCATTTATGTCTAACGCATACGCGGAAGGAACTGGTTCTAACCAAATGCGTAAGTCTGACTTGATTAAGCGTTCTAACAAGTTACAGATTTTCAAAACTAAAACTTCTATCACAGATATCGCTTACGGTTCTAAGATTGAGGTTGAGTTCAAAGGAAAGCCTTACTACTTCTTAAAGCAACAACACGATGCATATTTGAAGCACCGTATGGATATCCTTTATGCTATTTTATTCGGACGTGAGTCTGCAGGTTTAACAGATGCTGCTGGTAACGCTATCAATACAACTCGTGGTTTACGCGATACTATTGTTAACGCAGGTGGTATTTCTTCTTCTACTGCTACAGGTAGCACAGTTACTTTAGCTGACTTATCTGCATTATCTCGTTTGATGGATGCTAACCGTTGCCCTTCTGAGTACTTATTATGGGCTGGTGCTGATTTCGATAACGCTTTTGATACAACTATCACAGCTGCTACTCAATTCGTTAACGGAGCAATCAACTATGCTTCATTCGGTGGTAAGAAAGATGTTGCTATCGCATTAGGCGTTAACTCTATCTCTGCTTACGGACGTACATTCCACAAGAAGCGTCTTAACGCTTTATCTCACCCACAAATCACTTCAGTAGGTGGTACTACAGCTTTCACTAAAGAAGCTTACTTAGTTCCTGCTGGTAAGATTAAGGTTGAGCAAGGTGGTGGTCAAGTAGACCGTATGATGATGCGTTACTTAGAGATGCCAGATGGCGTTAACTCTCGTTTCCGTGAGAAAATGTTAGGTGGCTTAGCTCCAACTCCAACTTCAGATACTGATACACTAGATATCGTGTACAGCTCTATCGAAGGTTTAGAGACTGTTGGTAACGAGCACTTCGTTAAGTACAGCGTCTAGTCTTAGACTGACAAGCAAAGAGAGGGGGAGCAATCCTCCTCTTTTTTGTTTTAAGAATAATTGATACATTTGCGTAACCAAACAAAATAAAAATGAAAGCATCAGATTTTAATCTTCTTTCCCCGAAGATGACTAGAAAGCTCAAACCAGACGAGAGAGCTATTTACCGCGTAATTAATGTGCGTCCTGACCCTGATAATGCAGGAAAATTCTTAATGCCATCTGCATTACAAATTAGACCAGTTGATACTGTATTAGACAAAGAAACAGGTGAGTTTGTTAATATTGCCGCTATTGAGCGTACAGATATTGACGGAAACCCAACGTTTATTAACATTGTATTTAACGCAACTAATATGGGTTACTTATTCCTTAATGGGAATAATCCAGTACACCAAAAAATCTATCAGTATTTAGAGTTATGTAACTATAACGAGTCTAACCCTGACAGAAATGCAAGTGACTACGAGGCGCTATTCTATCGCATTGATGCGCAGAAAGAAGCTAAGACAGAAAGAAACTTGCGTAAATTAATCGTAAAAGCTGTTAACTTAGCGTTAGATTTAGACGACAAGAAAGCTCGCGAGGTTGCTTTAGCATTAGGTATTGACGCTGAAAGTAATGACGAGCTTCGTAACGAACTAGAAGACTACGCTGGTGACTATCCAGAAGAGTTCTTAGAGGTAGTTGAAAGAGCTTCTTTAGCTAATGAAACTGCATTAAAAGATGCTGTTAAGAAGAACATTATTAAGAATGACGTGAACGCGTCTTGCTTTAAATGGGTTGAAACAGGTAAAGTAATCTTCTCTTACACTAAGGGTAAGGACAAGAACTACTTTAAAGAATTAGCCGACCATTTATTAGAAACAAATCCAGATGAGCTAGAAGCCATCAAGAGCCGTTTAGGCTAAATCCGACAACAGGATTGATTTGTTTGGTTGGGTTAATAAGAGAGCGCTGCATATTGTGGCGCTTTTCTTTTTTCATAGCAAAGTTATTTATTGTATATTTGAACAAATTATCCTAGGCTCAATATGGCTATAAATTTTTCAGCCCAATTTATTGTAAACGAAAAGACTTCAAGTAGGGTCTTACGTTTGACGGATACGTCTACGGGCTTCACCTTAGCCAAAGGTAACTTCTCAGTTACATTCCCTGACGGGTCACAGGTATTGCACACAGACTTTATTTCGCCTGATATTAGTGCGCCAGGCGGTAGTGTAGATATTGCGTTAATTACGGATATTGACAATACAGTTCTTACAGGGACTTATGTAATCAACTTTGTAACAAAAGATTCTGGAGACACAGAGCGTACAAAGCTAGAGACATTTGACTTTAACTGGGAGAAGCCAACTAAAGACATCCAGAACTTATCAGACGTAGTCTTGCCTGATATTAAGTTTGTCGACTATACACCTTACGAAACATCTGGAAACTTTACTGGCGTATTAACTCGCGACTTCTTTACCTACACTCCTGCGGGAAGTGAGGTTGGAGCGTTAAAGAAACAAAGCGTAGGAGACGTTTTAATGCCATCTCACAGCTCAAAATACTATGAGGGTATATATCTGGTCAAATCAGATATTTCCGTGGCTTATACGCACTCTTCTCTGTCTTGGTTAACGGTTAGTTATGTTGACTTATTAGAAGAAACATACGATATCAGAGAGGCTCCTACTCAAGATGAGTTGGTTGCTTTAATGAATACCTACAAGGACCAGATTGAGGCGTACAAAACTACGAATCCAGATGAGTATGCTAGAAGAAATGAGGAGTACGACTTAGTTGTCGGACTTTACTCGCACTTGTTAGCTCGTTATGAGACAGGTACACTTGACGGATGTAAGCCAATTTTAGACCAATTACTTGGCTTATTGCCGCCTACAAATCCTTATACTTACAAGGCAACTCAAATGCTTCCGTTCTCGCTTAACATAGCAAGTAACACTGTATTTATTATTTCAGATGGCACTACTACAGATAATATTGTAACTGGTGAAACTCTAACTTTCGAGTCGGCAAATTCTGGTTTAGCCATTGCTGTAAGCAATAATAAGCTTACTTTTACAGCGAAATTAGGATATGTATTTACGCAATCCACGCCAAGTTCAACTTGGACAATAAATCACGATTTAAACAAATATCCTGCCGTTAGCATAGTTGATTCTGCAAATGATGAAGTTATCGGGGAGGTTCATTATACAAGTACAACTCAAGTAGTAGTAACATTTTCAGCAGCATTTAGCGGCAAGGCATTTTTAAATTAACATAAGCAATGGCAAAGAAGTTTTTAACCAGTTTAGATTTAACCAAGAATCAGATATTAAACGTCGCGATTCAGAATCTATCATCAGCTCCATCTTCTCCTGTAGCAGGACAGGTGTATTTTAATACTACTGACCTTAGAATGTATTTCTGGGACGGTTCTGCTTGGACAGATATGTCTGGAGATATCCAGGACGTTATAGGCGGAGCGGGTTTAACTGCTTCGACGGCAAGTGACGTTGTAACTCTTGATATTAATGTAGATAATGCCACAATTGAGATTAGCACCGATGCTATTCGTGTTAAAGACCTTGGGATTACTACCGCAAAGCTTAATAACGGTGCAGTAACTACAGTTAAATTAGGAGACAACCAAGTTACTTATGCTAAGATTCAGCAGGTTGCTAACAACAAAGTATTAGGTAACGTATCTGGAGCAACTGCTAACGTTGCTGAGATTTCTATTGTCACAGCTACTGACTTAACAGGTTCTGCTAATTCAAATATCCCTTCTACTGCTGCAATCAAAGCTTATGTTGATGCTGCAACTGGTGGACTAGGAAACCTTGAAGGCGCTTGGGATGCATCAGCTGGCTCATTCCCTGTTGGCTCTGCTCCTGTAGCTGGAACTAAGAAGGGCGATTATTGGTATGTTAGTGTTGCTGGTACAGTAAACTCGGTTGCATTCAATGTAGGAGACGTTTTAGTTGCGTTAGTAGATGCCGCTTCAACTACAACTTACGCAGGCAACTGGTTGTCTTTAGAGGTTAATCGTGACCAAGCTACTGAGTCTACTTTAGGCTTAGTAACTCTTGCTACACAAACAGAAGTTAACACAGGAACTAACACAACAGATGCTGTTACTCCTGCCACTTTAGCAGGTCGCACTGCTACTGAGACTCGTTCTGGTATTGCTGAGATTGCAACGCAAACAGAGACTAATACAGGAACTGATGATACTACAATCGTCACCCCTTTAAAATTAAAGACCTTATTAGATAACCGCACAGGTGGATACGCTGCTAACGTAGGAGATGCTTCTGCTACTTCATTTGCATTGACTCACGGTCTTGCAACAAGAGACGTTGTAGTTTCAATCTATGACAATACAACTTACGAGGAAGTAATCACTGATGTGGTTCTTACTTCGACTTCGGTAGTTACTGTATCATTTGCAGCAGCTCCAGCTTTAAACGCTTACAGAGTAGTTATTAAAAAATAATAGATGACTAAGTTTTTAAAAAACGCAGATGTAACAGGTTATATCTCCCAGACGAGTGTAACCTCTTCTTTACTTAAAACTGATGCTAACGGTAAATTGGTTGCTGCTGTTGCGGGTACTGATTATAACGCCCCTAACGTAACTGCTGTTGCTGGTACATTAATTAGAGAAGTAAGAAATACAACTGGTGCTACGTTAACAAAAGGTACGGTTGTATATATCTCTGGAGCTACTGGCAATAAAGCTACTGTTTCCAAAGCGATTGCGACAGGAGATTCTACTTCTGCTCAAACTTTTGGTTTGTGTCAAACTGATATTGCCAATAACTCAAATGGAAATGTAGTTTGTGTAGGCGATATAACTGGCTTAGATACTTCTACTTTTACGGAAGGTGTACAATTATATCTTTCATCTACAACTGCTGGAACATATACTTCTACAAAGCAATTAGCTCCTGCGCACTTAGTTTACGTTGGCATTGTGACTCGCTCGCATCCGACTTTAGGACAGATTGAGGTTAAGATTCAGAATGGATATGAACTAGATGAAATCCACGATGTATCTATCTCTTCTTTAGCAAATAACCACACTCTTGTCTGGGAATCAGCTACTAGCCTTTGGAAGAATAAAACTATTGCAGCGGCATTAGGATATACTCCAGCTAATGGGGCAAATTACTTGCCTTTAGTAGGCGGTACACTTACAGGAGATTTAACTCTATCAGGAACCAACCCTCGCTTATACTTTACAGATACAGACAATAACCCAGACTATTTCATCTCTAACACAGATGGCACGTTTACAGTATATGATGTAACAAACTCTGTTGGAAGATTTAAGATTTATACGACTGGGAATTCTGAATTTACTAGCAATTTAGCAGTAAACGGAGGTACAGTTAATACATCTACTTATACTTCATCAGAGGCAAGACTTGCAGATGGTTCTGTTCATTTAATGAAAACATCTGCTGCTGGTATATTCGAAGCAATTCGTGCAATGAATCTAGATACTACAGTGGGTACTACGGTTCGTTTAGTAGCCGCAGCAACTTCTGACCCGTTTAATAATACTAACGGAGGTAAAGTATTTATTGATGCTGTTCGCACATCAACTAATATGGACCTTGTGTTCTCATTAAATGATGTGGCTGGAGCCGCACCTGTAGAGCGAGTTAGATTTTCTGGTTCTGGCAATGTTACGGCTGTATCCTTTATTAAATCAGGTGGTACATCAGCGCAATTCTTAAAAGCGGATGGCTCGGTAGATAGCTCTACTTATTTAACATCATATACTGAAACAGATACATTATCTAGCATCTTAACAAGAGGAAATTCCTCTAGCTTAGGAGCAACTTTTGGTACAGCTGCCAATAGTTTATACACAGGTCCATCTGGTTTTGTGCGTATTAATACTAATACAGTTAATCCAGGAGATGCTAGAAATTCTCAGAGTACAGCTTTGTTGCTTACTAATTATGGTTCAGACTTAGGTGTTGACGGAACTGTAGACATTGACTTTGTAACTATAGATGCCAATTCTGTAGTAGGGTCATACCCTCACGCTAGAATTGGCTATACAGGGTACTATAACGGTCTAGTAAACTCTTCTCCAGACGGAGAAGCCAGAGGTTACTTTAGAATTGCAACTAGAGGAGAAGGCTCTGCTGGCGTTCTAGCTGATAGGTTCCTTATTGACCATTTAGGAAACACAATGGTTCTTACAGGTAATACTCTTTTGGGTACTACCACAGACTCAGGCTATAAACTTGATGTAAATGGCACAGGCAGATTTACAGGTAATGTTGCAATAAATGGAACTATAATTGGAACAGATACAACATTTGGTGGAGCATATAGAACATTTGCATTTGGTGGCAATTCAAATGGATATAATAGAATTTTTGCTGCAAATGATGCATCTGATGGATTATACTTAAACGCTGCAACAGGACAAGGGATTAATTTTAGAGTAAATGGTGGAGGGTCTAATGTATTTTCAATGTCATCCACAGGAGCAGCCACGTTCTCAAGTAGTGTTACGGCAACTGATTTAAATGTAAATAGAGGTGGTGGTGCTTGGCAAATAATTCCTTCATCAGGAGAAAGTGCTCTTTATTTTAAGGAGTCAACTACTGGAAATATCAGAATGACCATTCAAGGTGGCAACGTAGGAATCGGAACTACTTCGCCTAGTTCATCTGTAAAACTTGAAGTTTATGATTCTTCTGCAAATGGAGATATAGCACTATTCTCTAGTGCAGCAACAAAAGCAGATATATGGCTTAAAGATACTAATACAACTGCAGGGAATGTAAGATTACGAAGTGAAACTAATGCAATGGTAATGATTGCTGGTAATAACGAACGTAAGCGTATTACTAGTACTGGGCAAATGCAATACCCTAACACAGGTAATCAAACATCTGTAGTAACATATACTTCAAATCAAGATAAGGGTATAACATATTTCTATCAGGCACAAAATTTTCCTGCAAGCAATAATTATACTAGAGTATTTGATATTATATCAAGTGGAGATGCTACAGGTGGCGGAGCCATTAGATTTTTAACATCTGCTGCTAATACTGCCCCTGCTGCTACAATGTATTTATCTCCTGCTGGTAACGTAGGTGTTGGTACTACAAGTCCAGGAGAAACTTTAACTGTAAATGGCAGTATAGGTTTACAAAAAACAGGTACTCAAATTTGGCATGTCAACGTAGATGCATCTAACAATTTAAGCTTTGTAAGAAGTGGTATTGCTACTAGAGCTATTATTACTAGTGATGGTCAACTTAAGCTTAACACATATCAGACGGCTACTTCTTGGTCTGGAACTGCTGCGGGATACTTGGCATTTGACTCTTCTGGTAATGTTATTACAGTAGGTAGCGTTGCTTCAACAGACAGCACTAAGCTACCATTAGCTGGTGGCACTATGACTGGCTTGTTAGCATTTTCAAATGTTACAGGCAACAAAATAGATTTTTACCATACTACTACTTCACCTGGAGACAGATATGGTATTCAGGTCCAAAATTCTGAATTAAGAATACATTCAGGAGCTGGTGGAGATGCGTCTGGCGGCATTACATTTGGTAAGAGTACGACTACTACATTTACTGAAGTAATGAGAGTTCGGAATGATGGCATAGTTAATATAGCTGGACTTTTAAGAACGTCTGGAGCTACATCAAATACTGTTCTTTTTAATTCAGGCGCAAGCTCGGAGACATTTGGAAATATATTAGGCGCCGCCTCAACTTATAGAAGCACAATGTTTAGGGGTTCAACAACTAATTCATCTGTATGGTGGGGTGGTGTTGATGCAAATGGAGCAAATATTCCTTTTGCTGCAATTGATGCAACAGCTGGAGAATTTGCATTCTGGAGAAATAGTGGAGGGACTGGCGGCGGAGGTTGGACTAAGATAATGACAATGAATGATTCTGGATTAACTATGAATTCAGGAAATTTTGTTGGAAACATTATTGGTCAATGGAGCGGATTAAATTTTAATGGCACAACAACTAGATTTACTGGCGACGTAAATACACTTGGACTATCTGGAACATCTGGTATATATAATTTAGGAGTAGCAACTAATGCTCCATCTACTTATGGTACATTATTAGGATTTTGGAATACAGATATTTCGACACAAGTATACTTTAGTTACAATGGCAATGCATACTGGAGACCATCTTCTAGTACAAGTTATTCAGGAGTAGCTTGGAGGACTATTTGGGATAGCGTAAGTCTTACTAACCTTAACCAGCTTACTAATGGACCTGGTTATATTACAGGATATACAGAGACTGATACCTTTGGAACAGTAGTGTCAAGAGGCAGCACTGCATCTACTGGTACATCTTATGGTGTCACGATTACTCATACTTATAGCCAAACAAGTTTATTCCACAACACTTTATTTTTAAAGGCAAATAATAGCGGAGCAGAACTTGGGGCTAGTATAGGATTTTCGGTTGTTAATGCTGGAGGAGACCATCATAGAGCTGTCATTAGAGCAACAGGAGTAAGTAACGGGGTTGGAGGGCAGTTTGCTATCTACACAAGAAGAAATTCAGATGCCGAAAACATTAGAGGATACTATCAAGACGACGTAGGTAATGTAAGGTTAGACAACTATGTTGGCGTTGGTCAAGACCCAAATACAGGCTATAGGTTTATAGTTAGTGGCTCTATGTATCTTAATGCTAACGGCAATGGTTGGGCAGAAGGAACCTTTAAACAACGTAGAGGAGGAAGTACATTTTATGATGTTTTAGACACTGCTAGTTATTCGTCTTACGCACTGCCCCTTTCTGGAGGCACAATGAGTGGAGCTATAACCAACACATCAGCATCTTCAAGATTTGGAAACCTTTTAATTGGTCAGGGTACATACAAAAATAGTATTCAGCCTATAGATGACGTCAATATGAACCTTTCCACTCCATCTGGGGCGGTTTATGTTTCGAATACATTATACATAAATGGAACCAATGTAGCTCTTCACGCAGGAAACTATACATCTTATAGTTCCTTCTCTGGATTATCCGCTTCTGGATTTTTATCAGCTACAGGAGGTTCTAAGATTGTTGTACAGAATGGAAGTAATGGAGGTTCTGACCGAGGTATATTTATGTGGACTTCTTCAGACCCTAACTGGGCTATATATATGGCGACAGGAGGAACTACTTCTATTGCAGGAGGAACTACTTGTAACGCGTTAGATGGCTCTGGTTCGCACTCCCTAAGAAGTAGAATATATCTTGGCGCTAGTAATAGTTTTATTTGGGAAAATAGCGCAGAAGTCTGCTTAATGTCACTTGGCGCAGATGTCGCAGGTAATGGTCTTTTTGTTAAAAGAAGAATTAGAAACAACGGTGGTTACACTTTATCTGGTGATTTTGGTTTCTATACTAGTTATACTTCAGATGGTTTATGGGGCGGCACAGCTACACCTAATAGTATAGGAACTACATCAAATGGTGGTAGACTTATATTAGGTTATCAAGATAATGGTAATGGTCTTTATTCGCCAGCATATGGTTTTGAAGTTAGAAGTACTGATGGTCGCCCTGTTGGCGGACAGGTAGTCAGGGCTATTGTAATGAAAGATGTAGATACAGGAGCTCAACCTTTTATAGTTTATAATAATGGAGGAATTTATTCTGCTAACAATATCCAGGCTAGTAAGTTCTTAGTAAACGGAGATTCCTGGATAGTCTTTAATAACGAAGAAGGTGCTTGGGGTATCAAAACTAGAACCACTACAAATACTGGTAATCTAGGAGCTGCCTTAAAGAACATCTTTTATTGTGGCGGAGGCTCCAATGAAGGTTTTGCTGTAATGGGGAGTGGTACAGGTAATGCTTCCTTTGAAGTAAAGAATGATGGCACAGCTTGGATAAAAGGCTCATTAACAGCAGGGGGTGATGTTACGGCATATTCAGATGTTCGTATTAAAACTGATATTAAGACATTGACTAATGCACTAAATACTGTAATATCTTTAAGAGGAGTAAGTTATAAAAGAACGGACAACGGAGATGCTGCTACAAAAATTGGAGTGATAGCTCAAGAAACTCAAGCAGTATTACCAGAAGTAGTTCAAGAGCAACCTGATGGTATGCTATCTGTATCTTACGGGAATATGGCTGGTATTTTTATTGAAGCCATAAAAGAGCAGCAGTCTCACATTGAATCTCAGCAATTAGAAATAGAGGAATTAAAAGGCTTAGTTAAACAATTATTAGCAAAGTAATATGGCTTTACCAAATTTTGGAGTACCGCTAAGTTTAAATATGATAGCAACTGAGTTGGTATGGGATAATGCTCTTTCATTAAGGGACATGAGTGTAAGTGCGGGTAAAACCGCACCTCATTCAATTAGTGAATTTTACGGATATAGTGCAACTCCAATTTCCTACACATATAGTATTGTAGCTTATAATGGGTATACTACCGTACAAGGCACTTATACTACAAAAGCGGGAGTCCCAAATACTACATTCTCGTTTTATAATAGTTCTGGCTCAGGCGGCGTAGTAGGAAGCGTCTGTGCTCAATCTGGTACAGTAACCATTACAAGTGGAAACGGAACAAAAACGCAAGGTTCTACCTGTTAATATTATTAATTTTAAACTTAAAACAATAAATAAAAATGGCATTAAAAATCACCACCCAAATCGGGACAGACAAAGGCATCACATCAGAGGCTTATGTGCGTATCTCAAATTACCAGCTATCTAAGTTTGGTTCAGCTAGCTTTCAGATAGAAATATTCCAATCAGAAGAAGATGCAATTACATCATCGGCTAACATACCAGGAATGATGATATCACAATCTCGAAATCAACAAATTGGAGATAATTTGTATATCTCACTTACGCAGCAAGTAGAAGAAACTATTAGCGTACCTCAATTAGGATTAGACGAAGAAGGCAATGCATTACCCAATGTAGACCAAGTTATCACTAAAACTATACCAGATTTATCTTCTGCAGAAGGTGTTGATATCTTTGAATTCGGCTATACTCACCTAAAAGCTAAGCTAGTAGACCTGTTCGGCGAAGAGAATATCGTAGACTGCTAATTATTTATTATATTTGTCAAAAATAACCAAACATAGAAATGGAAAAAATTAAATTATCTATTGCCGAAATCGTTGGCTTAGAAGCCGAATTAAATGGCTTAGTAAACCAACAAAATGGAGAAGTTATCTCTAAAGGATTATTTGGAGAAAAATTAAGCCTAGTCGTTAAATACCGATTAAAAAAGTTGTCTGATGCATTAGCAGCCGAAAAGAAAACTATTGAGGATTTAAGACAAGAGTTAATTAAGAAATTTAGCAAAGAAGAGGAAGACGGCAAATATTCCATTCCTATGTGGGAAGATGAAGAACAAACAATTGAACATCCTGATTTTGTTGAGTTCAAAAAACAATACGATGCTTTATTGTTAGAAGAAAAAGAATTTGAATATAACCCATTATCCATTGAGGATATTGAGGATATCAAATCTGATGCACGTTACGACTTAGTATTCCGCTTAATCAAAGAAGACTAATGGAATTAGTAACTCTAGGAATCACATACGGGGCGATTTGCATAACAGCAGTCGCCCTTTTATCTTATCGGATTATTAAGAATCCTGACGGAGAGCGCTTTACCTATAAAAAGGTTTTGCCTTAGCGCAAAAGACTACTATCTTTGTTATAGATATCTTAGAATATGGAAAATCCTATTGAGCAATTAAAGGCTTATTTATTCCCGACGGCAATAACTATTATGTCGATAATGATTTGGCACGATGTCAATGAGATGAAAGCGGACATAAAGCAACTAATAGTTCAATCAAATGTAGACAAGACTAGAATAGATAACCTAGAAAGACAAGTCTACAAAACAGGATTACGCGTACCGACTCCTCCTTCTAAGCTACCACTTCAGGTAGATATGCGTCAAGTAGTGGCAATCAGACCAAACGAAGACGACGAGAAATACTACCTGTAACATCAAGCATTTATATACCTAACTCACTAATATTATGTCATTTATCAAGCAGTTGTTCTCTGACGACAACGACATCAACGAGAAATCCGTACTAGGATTCTTATCTTTCTTAGTTCTTTTTGTTTACGGATTTGTAGACATCGTTACTGGCTACTTTGGTCAGCAGTTCGTTATCGAACCTATCATCTTAGAAGTATTCGCTGCATTAACAGCTGGTTGTTTTGGTATCTCATCTTATGAGAAAGTTCAGAACAGAAAGACTGATGCTGAACGCGAAAAGAACTTACCTGGCGGATTAGACCCGCTTCCAGAAGATGAAGGTTAATATAGCCCTTTTTATCTGTTGTATCATTGCCATCTTCTATGCTTATACTAAGCATATGCAAGCAGGCGAGGCACGTCCTAATGATACCTTAGTTGTGCACGATACGTCTTGGCAAGTACACGACTCTATTGTAGAGAAGACAAAGGTAGTCTATAAGGAGATTCGCGTAGACGTTATGTCTAAGCCTGAGATGTTGCCTGACACAAACTATGCTCGCTTAAAAGAGCAATATATGGCTTTACTTCAGTTGTATATGAATAAGCTAGTTTACTCAGATACAATCAGAGTTGGCACCTACGGATACATTGCTGTATTAGATACAATCAACGAGAACAAATTAAAGTACAGACGAACGCGTGACAATTACAGCATACCGATTGTTAAAGAGACTAAGACTATTACTAAGTATTCACCACCTACGCGTAATCTATTCGTTGGAGGTGGCGTCTTGGTTAACAATGCTCTTGGAGTAAGAGGTGCTGAAGCGGGACTATTATTGAAAACAAAAAAAGACCAACTGTATAACATTAAAGCTTCTGTCGACATTGATGGAAATGTTATGTACGGTGCTGGTTATTACTATAAACTAAAATAAGATGAACTTATTAAAGAAAATTAAGTTGTTTTTCTTTCCTGTAAAGAGGAAGGCTATTGAGAAAATCGTAGAAGAAATCAAGGAGGCAGCAGTTGACAACGAAGAGTTCGAGAAAGCAGCTATCGAGATTGCAGAAAAGATTGTCGGCACTAAGCCTAAGAAGAAATACTACGCAAAGAAGAAGAAGTAATATGCTATTAAGACTAGGTTCATTTGGGGAAGACGTTACTAAGCTACAAGTTAAGCTTGGCGTAGACCCTATTGGCAAGTTTGGTCCTAAGACAGAGGCAGCTGTTAAAGGTTGGCAATCCGCTCACGGTTTAACACCTGATGGTATTGTAGGAGATTCAACGTGGGCGAAGATGTTTGCTCCAGTGGCAGAAGTACCCGCGCCACAACCAATCGTCGCTCCTGCGCCAACTACGACGCCTACATTCAAGCTAGATGCTCTTAAAGGACACGTTCCTCAAGCTGTTATTGATGCTATACCTGATACAGCAGCTCGTTTTGGAATCACAACTCCATTACGCCTTGCTCACTTCTTAGCACAGGCAGCTCACGAATCTGGTGGATTTACGGCGACTACGGAAAACTTGAATTACCGAGCTAAAGGATTATGTGGAATCTTCCGCAAGTATTTTCCTAGCGTAACTGTTGCTTTGCAATACGAGCGTAAGCCAGAGAAGATTGCTAATAAGGTTTATGCTAACCGTATGGGTAATGGTAACGAAGCATCAGGAGACGGATGGAAGCACCGTGGGCGTGGCTATATCCAATTAACTGGAAAGGATAATTACAAAGCATTTGATGCCACAGTTCCTGAAGACATTATGGCTAACCCTGATTTAGTAGCTACTAAGTATGCATTAGCCTCCGCAGCGTTTTTCTTTAAGAAGAATGGTTTATGGGCTATCTGTGACAGGGGCGCGGATGACACAACTGTTACATCGGTAACTAAAAGAGTAAACGGTGGAACCATTGGCTTGGAAGACCGTAAAAAGCATTTCAAGGAGTTCTATCATTTATTAGCATAATGGCAAAACAAAAACCATCATCGGAGAATAAAAAGGTTGTATTTGGTGTACGTCGTAACGGCAAGCACAAAAAGACAAATGGTCCAAAAGAAAGCCCGTCGAAGAAATCACGCGGGCAGGGGTAGATATGAGATTACTGTTAAGCATACTGCTCTTCTGGTTTATGAAACCACAGGAAATAACCGTAGCATCTGTACAGAATAATGTACAGATTGGAGCACTTGCTGGCAACAGAAACTTAGAGTTTGGCGTTAAAAACATCCTAGAGGAGTTCTTGCAAGAAGCAGGACACGAGGTGTCAG